AGGCTGGCTCATCCATCTTGGCGAAGGAGATAGACTTGGCTCTCTCCAAGAACTTCTGTCCGTTGAGGTCATAGAGCGGTTCGCTGAATCCTGATGTTATCAGAAGCTGCTCACGAAATGTATCTACCGAGCGTAGGTTGGTGCGCTGCTGCTCTGTAAGACAATCCCATGCCGCACGGATAAGAGCGAAGAACTTGCGATGAAATTTGATGTTCCTTGGACGGACAATGTTTGCCTTGACGATGGAGCCAACCTTTATCTTTTTCATTTCCTCGTAATCATCATCCGCGTATGGACGAAGACCAGTGGTTGTTCGTACAAGATGGATTTCCATACCTTATTTTTTAACGTGGAGGGAATGGGAGATTTCCTTGCTGACCTCCTGAATATTGAACACCCTGCTGAGTAGGTTGACCGCTCGCATTAACCTGTGGGGGAAATTGCTGCTGAGGTGGTGCGTAATATCCACCCTGCTGCTGAGGGTTCTGCCCAATCTGACTTTGCGGTTGAGCGTTTGGTCGTTCAACCTTCCAGCAGTCTAACTGATTGAACCAGCGTCCTTCCTTAGACTGACGTGCTTTCAGTCCGATGTGAGCGGTGATGATTTCGCCTAACTGGATATTGAACTGCTGCAACTTGTCAGAGCCGTACACTTGGATAACGGCTCTTGAAGGGTATTGCTCGTTCAACTCTTCGATGGTATATTCACACGAACTCCATTGGGTTCCGTTTTGGGAAGTCCCCATCTGAACTTGCCCTACCGCAATAATCTTGCCTGTAAACTTTACGTTCATATTATATTAATTAAGTTTGATTCTTAACGATGGCTTGGTAGCCGTTTCTTTCAGATAATACTCATAGTGGTCAGGCTCCGTGTCCTTGAACAGCTTCGTGTCGAAGACCTTCTTGGTGGTAGCTGCCACATAAGAGTAGGAACCGATATTGGTCTTGATGGATTTCTGCTTGTTGGCCTCCATCATCTTCATTATCTTTTCCTTCAAGTCGTCCTGCACAATCTTCATTGCATCAATACGAGCGGTTATCAGGCGATACTCCTGCTCCAGTGCCGAG